TGTTCTCCAAGTGAAGCTGACTTGCTTTTTAGCTGTTCAGATGTCATCTCTCCAGAGTTAATTTCATCTTGTATGGTTAATTGCTCTTCAGCTAAATCTCTATCAATTCTTCCCATTTGAAGATTTTTTTTAAGAGTAGTTAAACTTTTTTCTTGTAGTTTTACAGATTGTGAAGCCATACCTCTTTTTTTATTTTCTATAACCTGTCCAAACTTCATACTTTTGAGTATTCCAGCGTGTTTTTTTGATAAAGACTCTAATGTCCCATCAATTCTTGTTTCAATTTTTTCTTGTTCTTTTAGTTCATCAGCAATATCTTTTTCTAAATCTTTTATTTTTTCATTAAGAGAAAGAATTTCCTGTTTCATCTTTTTAGCATTTGTTAATCTTTTATCTTCAAGGCCTTCATACTTTTTTGAAAGTGCTATACTTTCCTCCTGTAATTTAATTAATTGCTGTTCTAATTTTATTTGTTGTTCAGTAGCCATTATTTACCTTGTTTTTTCAACCATGCTTGATATTCTTTGTCAACTTGTTTTCCATATTCCTCAGACCTTTTCATAGCTTTTGAGTAATGAGTTTCAAACTTTTCAATAGCTTTTATAACTGATGGATCTTTTAATGCATCCTTTTCTTTTTTAGATGAGAAGGCTTTTTTAACTATTGACTTAAAAGGGACTAATTTTGATATAAGTTTAAATAATTTACTCTCTGATAAGATGTTTGATTTGTCCATATATGATTTTTTCTTTGACATACTACTCTCCTAATTAGATGTATCTATTCATATATAAATATCAAAATTGTTAAAAATTATCTTTTAAATCTTGGATTAATGGGTGGTTTTGAAATTTTTGATTTTTGTTGAGATTTTTTTATTTCGTCATTTTCTTTTTTACGAGTTTCAACTAATTTTCTATAATAAAATTTTCTCAAATATACAGGCATGGAATACACATCTGAATGAGTGAATCCCTCACCATAATACATTAATTGAAATATTTGTTCGTGAATATCCGGCTTATTTTGCGGAGTCAGGCCAAAAAAACCCAACCGTCATTGGTATCTCTACCTCGACGGTTTCTCCTCCCATATCTACAGTTTGTGTAAGTTGAATATCAGGTGAAAGTCTTTTTATTTCTTCTCTCAAAGCCATAGAATCTCTAGCCAACATGTTTTGAACAGTGGTGTTGATAATGGATTGTGAATTATCACCATTTACTTCTTTAACTAAATATCTTAATCTAGTAGTTAACTCAGGTGCAACTCCAATCCCTGCTTTTTTAGAAGCCTTTATCTCTTCATCAATTAGTCTTTCATCTTTACCTGTAAGTAAACTGAATTTGATTTTAGTTTTAGATATTGGTAATTGAAAATCAAATAAATTTTCAGTTATGTTTTCATCAATATTTTTAAATGGACAATCAGCTAAATTAAAGGTACATTGTTGTTTTTCTTGTGTGTCTGGATTTGTAATTTCACATACATATTCAGGACCATAAGCTAATATTCTAGCCGCTACCATAATAGCATTTTTGTCACCCAAGACTAAATCATCTACTTTAACATTAGGTGTTAATATTAATGAATCCAACAATCTATCAATCACAACACCTTTTTTAATTAGGTTAGCTGAGGTAAGAATATCTTCCTCTTTTGCTGTCATATATTTAACTTCTACTTTACCATCTGATAATGGTGATTCTTTTGAATATAATTTACCTTTACTTGGTAAATCTATTATTTCACTTGGGAACTTGTGTTCTGTCATTTTATACCTCCAATGCTCGTCTAAACCAACCCATCCAAAACTTTTCTTGATTTGGTTTATCGATAACTATGTTTGCAAATCTTAAAACTCTATAGGCTCTTACTCTTTCAACACTTAATTTCTGTATAGCATTTATAGTTTTTGGTCCTATTCCACCATCAACTTCAATTTTGTTTCTTGTTTTAGAGTTAGCAGCTTGTTGTAAAACCTTAACAGCTCCCCTTCTACCAAAATTAACACACATATCAAAATAAATATGTCTTAA